TGAGTCAGGTGGGTATAGAGAATTAGATGATGCTAGAAAATATGCTATTTAATGATCAATACATTTGTAAATGGAAAGTTAAAACTATCCAATTAGTATAAAAAAAAAAAAGAAGAAAGTGATGGATTTGGCGAGTTCGATTATTCAGCTATATCATGTGAAAATTTACATAACCTTAATAAATATAATTGTTATTATTTTACAGGTGATATTGGAACTTTACAAGAAATGGATATGAGCAATTCAATGTAAATTAAATACTTTTTGATTTTTCAATAATTTCTTCTAAAATATTTACAATTTCATCAATATTATCTGAAATACTAAATATAACTTTACTAATAATAGATAATTCATCAATATCATTTAATAATTTATTAAATATGACTAATTTAATTTTTTCTTCTAATGGGTGAATTTTTTTATAACCACAAAATGTAATTAAAGTATCATCCGTTATATTATTTACAATATGAGATTGTAGAATATTACCAATTGTATCATTTTCATCCTCTAATATAAAGTGTAACGCATTATTTTTTTCAATAGTTACTGAATATCTTGACTTTTCGGGTTCGATGGTAATTAATTTTAAATTTTCATTACATCTATTTAACCGATCAATTAATATATTCATACTATTTATGAAAATTTCTTTAGAATTGAAATAGTGATTAGATTTAATTACAAAGTTATACCAATAAGGTTCATTATCATGATTTCTATAATAATATCTTTGTTTATAAGCATTTGTAAATTCCCTTTCAAATGTTTCTTTTTCTTCTTTAGCAATATTTTTAATTTTCAATTCATTAGTTAAAGCAAGTTTTAATAATTTGGGACTTTCTGTAAAACTATAAGAACATTGGGGAATATTATTAAATAAAGCATTAGTTTTTCCTGTTCCAATAGTTGGGAATAAATACAATTGTAAATGCTGGAATTCTGTTTCTGAATTAGTATTTTTTAATTCGGTGATAATAATATAACTAGTGATATCTTCAATAATAAAAGGTCTTAAAATTTTCTTTTTTAATTTAGAATCAATTTCTTTATCCAAATCATAATTATCTTTACTCAATGCTAAATCTTCTTTTCCGATATTTTCTTTTTTTAAATGATATATTTTAAAATCATTTGCAGTAATAGTTTTTATTTGACTTGTTTTATTTTCCACATCCAATACTAATAAATAGTCATTATCATATGTTGTGGGATCAATATTTAATGGAATCAATGAAATGCGATGTTTCATAAATTCATTATGTAATGAAGTTTCATTATGATTAATATGAATATTTTCTTGTTGGATTCCTACAGCAGGAATATCATTTAATATGGTTCTACGGATACCATTAATAATACTCTTATCTATTGGATTATCAACATTACTTTTAATTTCAAAATTTAATATTCCATTAGAAGTTTTTGAATTAATAATTGATAAACTCATAATATATATAATATGTTTATTTATTTTTATATAAATTCAAATTATTAAGTTTATTTATCAATATTATTATAATTTTATTAATAATAAAATATGTCTTCTAAGATTATATATATTAGTCGTAGGTGTTCAAATTGCCAAGAATTATTAATACTAATACATAAAAATGCGGAATTGCGAAATTTATTTAAATTTGTTGATATAGATACTAATCCATACCCTCAATTTTTAAAAGTCGTCCCAACGATGCAAATAGATGATTCAATCATACTTGGTGAAGAATTATTTAAATATATTCATATTATATTGGATAAATTAAATAAAAGAGTAACCCCCCCATTGGAAAATAGTACAAAACCCATGCCTTCAGAATTAGAAAAAGTAGAAACAGAACCAGAAAATCCAGGAGATTTAGATGGTTATTGTTTAGATGGAAATTGTGCATTGCCATTTTCTTCATTGGAAGAAGATGAATTTATTGACAATAGAAATTTTTTTGAAGAACTAGACACAGATGATAAAAACACCGATGATAATAAATTAAATAATAATTTACCAGCAGATACGAGTGATAAACATACTCAAGTATCGGGGGCATATGAACAAATGATGTTGGAACGACAAAAACAGGAACAACAATAATATACGTCAAATATTTAAAAATAAATAATAAAGTAATATATATATATATATACATGGATATAGAGAAATTATCTAATAAAACTTTAACTTTATTTCAATCTTTTATTAAAGATTTAATAATAACATTACCAGAATATAGTGAGATACTAACAGATAATTATAATGATATAATTGAATTAGAAACACTAGAAGATATCAAAAAATGTCCTAAATTAGATAATTTTATGAATATAGTATATAAATATAATACATATATTACAAAAAGAGATAGAAAAATATTTGATAAAGATATTGAATTATTGGAAGGTATATCGTCAAAGGAATTATGGAATAAAGAAATAACCCCTAAAAATAGAAATATAATTTGGAAATATTTACAATCATTTTGTATAATAAGTATGAATTTAAAATCAAGTGAAGATTTACAAAATTTAATAAACGGAGAAGATGAGAATGTATTAGAAAATAAAAAAGATTTAAAAGATTTAAAAAAAATGAATCAATTAACTAAAGATATAAAACATAAAAATATGGGTTCAGGGTCTGAAGGTTTCGGGGGAGGTATGGGGGAAGGGTTAGAAAATATATTAGAAAGTTCTTCAATTGGTAAATTGGCTAAAGAGATAGCTTGTGGGTTGGATATAGGAGATATGAATATTAATCCCAATGATGAAGATATGGATATGAGTAAAATGTTACAGTCTACAGATTTTTTAGGATTATTTAACAAAATAAACGAACAAGTTAAAGAAAAATTTGATTCGGGTGAGATAAATGAAGATATTTTATCTACTGATGCTGAAAATTTAATGCCAAATTTGATGGATAATCCGTTTTTTAAAAACATGATGAATAGTGATTTATTTAAAGGTGGAGTAAATAAAAAATAAATATAATATATATATATATATATATTATATAATGGTAAATTTTTGGATGAATGATATTTCTATATTATTAAATAAAGATAGTATATTTGAAATAATACCAACAACAGAATTTGATTTAAATAGAAAATTAAACGCAGTATTTAGATTTAGTATATATTTTTCAATATTATCATTTTCGATATATAAAAATAATTCTGTATTTTGTTATCCATTTATAGTAATGTTAATAACTATATATATATTTAAATATTCGGGAGGTAAAACAGATGATTCCCCTGTAACCAGTATTACAAATGATAATGATATACAAGATAGTGCAGAATTACTTTTAGAAAACAACAATCCCAGATGTAATATACCAAAGCAAAATAATCCATTTATGAATTTAAATATGTTTGATATACCAAAGAATAAAAAACAAGGGTGTTTATCTTATGATAATGATGGAGTTAAAGAAGAAATAGATAAAATATTTGATGAAGGTTTATATAAAGATCCAACGGATATATATTCAAATAATAATTCACAAAATAGATTCTACACAATGCCTAATACTAAATCGGCAAATGATCAAGGTAAATTTGCTGATTGGTTGTATAAAACATCTACTACTTGTAAAGAACCTGGTGGTGGTGTTCAATGTTCGGCTAATTTATATAATAGATCCAATGATAATGGTATTTGGAGAGCTTCTGGGGGGGGGTCGCAATTTGTATCAGGTGATGGTCCAAGAGTAAGTCTTGATAGTGTAAGTAAAGAGGATACTAAAAAATTAGATGACAACATGATTACAGACGAAGATTTAGATAATCAAGAAGAAGAGAGAATAGAACAACGAAATTTAGACAGGTATGCTATAGATGAAACAAGTGGGAATACAAGAACCACTTCCGAAGATATTGTAAAATTACTTTCACAATTATTAGAACAAAATAAAACATAAATCATATAAAGTTTAAACAAGAATTATTATAAAATGCCAATAAAAGATAAAAATCTTAAAAAATGTCATAGTGATAAACGTTTAAATATAGATGTATTACATAAAAAAAAAATATTAGAATATGAACAGAAAAAAAAAGAATATGAACATAGTAAATCCGAGTTATCTAAATTATCATTTAATATATATGAAGATGAATATATGTATCATAAAAAAATAGTTAAAACATATGAGGATAATATAAATGATAATGAAGATAATTATTATTTAGATAATGGGGTCATATTAGATCAATATTATACAGATATTTATCATATAACTGATAATAAAAAAGCAGGTGATAATACTATATTAAATTGGTTTTCAACAACCACTAATGAAATTGATAATATATCTGAAGATTTGGACGATGATATTATAGTAAAATATTTATCAAAGGTAGATGACGGATATTTAAATATAAATATCAATGATGACATAGAAAGAATGAATTTATGTGCTAATTGTAATAAATATTCAATGGTTTTTAAATTGAATGATAGTGAAATGTATTGTTCTGAGTGTGGATACACGGAAGATATTTTAATACATACTGAAAAAACGTCATTTAAAGATATACCAAAGGAGATAAGTTATTTTGCTTATAAAAGAATTAATCATTTTAATGAATGGATCGCACAAATACAAGCTAAAGAAACAACAGCTATACCATCAAAGGTGTATAAAGATGTAATTACTGAGATAAAAAAAAATAAATTAGATATAAATAAAATGACACATAGACAGATTCGTGATATATTAAAACACATAAATTGTAATAAATATTATGAACATATACCACATATTTTAAACGTAATAACAGGTAATAAAACTCCAATAATATTTGGAGAGTATGAAGATCGTTTGAGGAATATGTTTAAAGAAATACAAATGCCATTTATGCAAAATTGTCCAAATGAACGAAAGAATTTTCTATCATATGCATATGTTCTTCATAAATTTTGTGAATTATTAGAATTGGATCATTTATTAGAATTTTTCCCATTATTAAAAAGTCGTGAGAAATTAAAACAGCAAGATATGATATGGTATAAAATATGTAAAGATTTAAAATGGCAATATATACCCAGTATTTAATATTTATGAAAAACATTTACGACATACAGGTATATATTTATCTTTTTCCCCAACATCTATTATATCATTATTCTTTAAAATTTTTTTAGAAAATATAGCCTCCGTTCCATCTTTACAAATCATACACATTGCTTTTAACAATTTAATCGAATCGGCCAATGGATAAAGTTTATAAATATCACCAAAATTATTTCGATTAGAATCACCATTTAAACCAACTACTATTAAATGTTTAGAATCTCCAAATAGTTTAGTAAATTCATATAAGTCTGGAAAAAATTGAGATTCATCAATAATGATATATTCATATTCAAAAATATGATTTTTATCTATATTTAATAATAAATCTACTGATAAACAATCTATTTTATTTAGATTGTGAGAACATATAATATCTTTTCCATATCTCAAATCTTTAATACTATTAATTAATAAAACCTTTTTATCGATAGATAATAAGCGATTTGCTTCTTTGATAATTTCAGAACTTTTCCCAGAAAACATACATCCAATAATTAATTTCAATGACATCTTATTATAATTTATATAAATATTTTTTAATATTTTTTTCAAATTATAAAAAAAATAATTTGATAATAATATAATTTTTTTTTTTAAATATAAACATGGAATTGCGTATTTCTACAATCACGGGAATCAGTAAATTTTCTAAAGATATAAATTTAGATAATTTATATTTATCATTGGTAGAAGATAATATAATAAAATTTATAGAATATGGTGAAAAATATAAAGGTGAAATAGATAGGAAAAATTTAAAGAAGAGGGAAAAAAACAAAAAGAAATTCTTTTATAATCAAATAACATTACATGTATATTTAAAATATTTAGATATAGATAAAAAAATAAATGTGAAATTATTTAATAATGGTTCGATACAAATGACAGGTTTAAAATCAATAGAACTGGGTGAATCAACCATACAATATTTATTAGAAAAAATAATAGGTTTAAATTCCGAATATGAAATATATAAAACAGACGAAACAAAAGAACCTCTGAAATTATTGGAATATTATATAGCAATGATTAATACAGATTTTGATATAGGATTTAAAATAAATCGTGAAAAACTAAATCGTTATTTAATAAGTATAGATATATATACATCTTTTGAACCTTGTATATATCCAGGTGTAAATATTAAATATTATTATAAGACTGGGAAAAATAATGGTATTTGTAATTGTGAAAGTGTTTGTAATGGTAAAGGTAAAGATGATTGTTGTAAAAAAGTAACAATTGCTGTATTTAATAGTGGTAAAATTATAATAACAGGTGGAAGAAATATGGAACAATGTAAAGAAGCTTATAAATTTATTTTAAATATTCTTAATGATAAATTAAAAGAATTTGAAGATAAATAAATATAATACTATATATATATATGGATAATATTCTTATAATAATGTTGGGTGTTCTTATATTATTATTTTTTTATAGTAAAAATAAAAATACAACCGATAGATATGTCTTGAATATGATGGGGTCTGAAAATAATGATAATTCACATGAAACAAATTACGAACAAAGTGATGATTTTAATGATTTACATATGAGAAGTAATTTTGTAAAACCAAATAATAAAATGCATCATTTATTTAAGAAAATATCTCAAAAAAATAAAATAGAATTGATTTCATCGGGAATAGAAAGGATGTATACTAAATCAACAATTGATGAAAAATTATTATATTTTATAAAATATTTAATAAATAATATAATAAGAAAAACTAAAAGAATAAAGAATGGTGTAGATTATTATTTAAAAGATATAGTTGAATTATATCAACAAGTAGACGGAAATGGAAATCAAAGATATATAGTTAATTGTTTTATATATGATATTAAAAATTTTTATGAAATACGTATATTAATAGATTTTGTAATTATAAAAAATGATATATATTTAAATTATATAGGTGAAGATTTTGCTTCTAATGATAATATTATAAATCGATATGATTATACTATGACAAATACCGGATATTTAGAAAATAGAAATCAAATCAAAAATAATATGAAACAAATCGTAGATGGTTATTATAGAAAATATTATAATATAATAGGCTATGATTCCCCACCATTAGATTATGGTCATTATATATCTAAATTAGATACAATATATAAATTTAATATAGGAGATTTAACAAAATATTATGTCCCCCCTGAAATACCTCAAATTTATAGTCCAGATTTTGGAGATAATCACGGTAATGATTGGGATGAACATGGTGTTAAAATATCTACAGGGAATAATTATTTAGCAAATAATAATTCAGCATATTCTCAACCCAATGTTCCATTGGATTCACCTGGTTCTAATCCCCATACAAGGTCTTATGAAGGTGAATATGATTATTTACAAAAAGTTAGTTATAATTCTGGAGGAAATGTTGTAACTAGTAGTTGGTATTATTAAAGTATTCTATATCATCATTATCTATATCATTATAAATATTAATATCAGATATATTATTGGTTATTAAATTAAGGATATTATCAGATGTATTCCATTTATTGAAAAATATATTAGAACAACAATTATTTGATATATTTTTAAATTCTATAAACATGTCAGTTATATCAGATGTATATTTTAATTCAAAATATTCAGTTGATTGTTCATCTGTTTCATTAACAATAAGTACATTATTATTATAATATTCATAATAAACCATGTTAATAAAACTATTAAAAAACTCACCTTCATCGGTTATTAATTTTATTTCAGAATTATCTAGAATCCATCTATATAAAATATAAAAACATGTTTGTAATAAATATTTATTTTGTAAATACCACAATGATAAATTCATTTAAATATAAGATAAGTTTTAAATATAATTAATAATATATAAACTTAATTATATTTAAACTTATATAAATATAATAATAATATAATGGATGTATCTGAAAAAGGTTTGGAACTTAAGAAAAAAAGAGGTAGAAAACCTAAAAATAAAGAAAAAGATGTAGATATACCTAAAAAAAGAGGTCGCAAACCTAAAAATAATATAATTATAAATGATAACCCCGTATTCGATGGAAATTACAATGAAGATATAACTGTTAAGTTGAATATTAATGAAGATAAAACCAGTTCTCCATTGTCGGGGTATAATAAAGTCATCGATTATCAAGATATATCTATAAATAATAAATCAAATGCTAGTGAAATATGCTGGAATTGTTCTCATAAATTAAATAATATGATATATGGAATGCCCATAAAATATATTAATGAAATATTTTACACATATGGAGATTTTTGTTGTAATAGTTGTGCTCTAAGGTATGCATATGATAATTATTGCGATTCTTATTATTATAATATAAAATCAAATATACAATTACGTAATAAAATAAATAATAGTGAAAATATTATAATATTACCTCCAAGTAAATTTACTCTTCAAAGTTATGGGGGCGAATTATCTCATGAAGAATATATTAATTCTCGGGATAATTATAATATTGAATTATCAAATTGTATTCATATAAATCATATATTTTCAAAAAATGATAATAAAGTTGAAAATACTCAAAACATCAATAGTGATCTTAAATTATATAGAAAAAACAATATATTTAAACATGATATAAATAAACTACTTAATATTTAATTAAATGTAATTTATTATTTATATTCTGCATAGCCATTGTATTATTATTATTTATAAATTTACCAGTGGGATTATAATCTTGGATATTTCTAAACCGTGTATCTTTTTTCTTTACTATTGATTTATTTTTTTGTTTTAAATCCCAAGAAATATAAATGGCCTCCAATGTTATTTGTTTAATTTTAAATCCCGATTTTATCAATGAATTTTTAATATATTGCTTTAATTCTTCAAAGTTATATAAGGGAGTACCAATTATAAATTTAGGTACCGTATAAATACAAGATAATTTTAAATTTTCAGCATGCCTTTTAATTCTTTGATGACATTTCTCTAATACACTATCATATGTTTTATATTTAATCACTTTTTTTTCCAAAACACTATTATATAATTGATTTATATTAATAGTTGACATTTACTATATAATAATATAATAATATAATAATAAAATAATAACATTATTTATAAATGGATACATTAATATTATCGGCGGCAGGTATTAAAGGTATATATTATATAGGCGTATATATGGCATTATTAGAACATAATATTATAAATTCAAAAACATTAAAACATATTATATGTTGTTCCAGTGGATGTATATTTGGTTTATGTATATTATTAGATTATTCAATCGATTTTATTTATAAAATAACAGATGGGTTGGATATGGATAAATTTATAAATTACGATGATTTAATAGATATATTTAGTGATAATGGATTATTTAATATTGATAATATTGAGAATTTTTATAGTTTATTAATTTATCATAAATTTAATGTAAGAGATATTACATTTAATGAATTATATGAAAAAACGAATAAAGAATATATAGTGAAAGTTTATAATTATACAGATAATAAAACTGAATATTTATCATATATAAATAATCCAGATTTATCTGTCATTAAAGCTATAAGTATGTCATGCTGTATACCTATATTTTTTAAACCTATTAAATATAATGATAAATTATATATAGATGGGGGTATAACAGGACATACACCAGAAATAAAAGATGAAAAATATAAAAATAATATTTGTATTAAAATTTGTAACACAATTAAACACGAAGAAGACGAAAGTATTTTTAATTATATAAATAATCTAATGTATATAATGGTTAAACAAGATACAAATAATTCTAAATATGAAATAATAATACCCTGTATAAAAGATATTTCATTTGCTAATTTTCAAATAGAACATTCGTGTAAAAAAGAAATGATAGACTATGCTAAATTATTTACTGATATTCATATATATAAATATCTATAGATCACCTGAAGAATCGGGACCATCGGGATCATCGGGGTCATTTGAAGAATCAGGTGTAGTTGTTGAAGATGGATCTGTTGTTGAAGATGGATCTGTTGTTGAAGATGGATCTGTTGTTGAAGATGGATCTGTTGTTGAAGATGGACTATCATCATTTATATCATCAGCATATTTTCTTAATTTTTCTTTGATTTTTTCCATTTGTATATCTTGTTTATTTAATAAGTATTTTGAATCGACAGTGTTAACCGCTTTATTTAAAATATCTGCTCCATTATTTAAATCTTCAATGTTTTGAAATTGATCTAAATAAACAAAGTTACCGCCAGCTAAATCAATACCTCTACCCGGAAATATAGTATCCATTATATCTTCCGCACTAGGGCATTCGGGGTCTGGACATTCAGGTTTGGGACATTCGGGACAAGCGGGACATTCAGGACATTTAGGGACTTTTGGACATTTAATATCAGGGCAACTTAAATTGATATTTTTATCCATTTTATCTTTTAATTTACGATTTAATTTATTATTTTTAGAATGAAGGTTATATATAAAAACACATAATATAATAATGATTATAAATAATATAATATACATTATATAATTATTTAAACTATTATTTGATTCGGTATACATATAATATAATTACAATAAAAAAAATATGTGTTTAAATGTAACATTATTAATATATAAATAATAATAATGGAATTCTTAAGTAGCAAAAATATCGTAATCATATTATTATGTATAATTGTTGTCTCTTGCTTAGGTTTGGGATACCTTGAAATTAAAAATATTAAATCTAAATTAACTATATTGGAAAATACATTAAATGAAACAAATAAAGGTAAAAATAATAAAATACCTCTTACAACCACCGATACGAATAATAAAATAATAAATAATCAAAATAATATTAAAAAAATGTGTATAATTTGTAATCGCAAGGAAGCTTCACCATCAAGTTCTTTAAAATACCATAATAAATATTGTGTAAATTGTTCAACCATAGATTATAATAATAATATTAAAGTTCAGAAATACATGGAATCTAATAAACAATCTAAACAAACAAAAATTAAAATAGAAAATAATAGTAATTCTAAGGTGGATTGTCCCAAAATAGAACAGGTAGATAAAAGTATAACTGACCCCGATATAATAAAAGGTATAGTAGATACAAGAATACAAGATATAGAAAGCGAGGAAGAAGAAGAAGTTGAAGAAGAAGAAGTTGAAGAAGAAGAAGTTGAAGAAGAAGTTGAAGAAGAAGAAGTTGAAGAAGAAGTTGAAGAAGAAGAAGAAGAAGTTGTAGAAGAAGAAGTAGAAGAGATTAATACAGCAGGTTTTAATAAACAATCAAGTGAAGATTTAAATAAGATTAAATTAGATATATTAAGAAATTTATTGAAAGGAAATAATATTTCTCATTCGGGTAATAAACAAATAATTATTGGGCGGATTATAAAAAATAATATTCAAACAAAACATTTATTTGAATAAATATAAAAATAAATATGTTTATTATATATATATATATATGGTTGATGGTAGAGCTTCCGATAATTACTATATGGATTTCCCAGCTAAAATGCAAGATGGACGATTATTTACAGATTATAAATCATCCTGTATAATGAACGCCCAATCACTAGGAATGACTAGTTTTGAATATAGAAATTTTTTAACCCAAAATGGTCAAAAAATTTTAGATAATAATACAAAAATTGTAAATGAAATTGCGGGGTGTGGTGAATGTAGTGATTATTCAGTATTCCCCCCGTATGTTGCCGTTGAATGTAATGAAGATAAATGTATCCAAAATATAAACTCACCTGAAGGTATTGGAGCCGAAATTAGAACTCATTTATCAGAAAATAGACAGAAAAAAATAGAAAATATTAAATATACATTGGATAATGATAAAGGTGGTTTTACTTTTAGTTATTAATTATTCTTTCCATCTATTATTACATTTAATACAAGTAATAAATTGTGTCATGGGTTCGTCGGCAGACCTTGTTTGAACTTCATAATAAGAGCATTCTTTACTTCCACAACGTCTACATTTAAATAAAGATGTCATGGCTTCAGTTTTATTTTCATATTTTAATTTATCAATTTTAATTTTTTTATTTATTAAGTCTTTCCAAGCCTCTGGAAATATATCTGTAATATGTAAAGATGAAATATGATTATAATCAATTTTTTTATTGATAATTCTATTTAAAAATGTTTTATTTTGAATATAAGTATCTGGATTAATATTTGAATATATGGAAACACATTTGTTTAAATATAAATTTTTGAAAATATGATTATTCCAATACCTTTTAATATTTTTTTCTTTGCAAATATTTATTGTTGTATTATATATATCTCTTTCAATACATCTTGATATATATTCATTTTTAATATATATATTTATTTTTTTTACAGATTTATCTCTAATTTCATCATTTAAACTTGAAAACATATTATTATTATTGATTTATTATATTATATACTTTCAAATTTTTAAATATAAATTTTGATCTATATCCAATTCCAATTCATTATTTAGTAAATATTTATCAGGTATATCTTCTTCTAAATAATCATTATTTTTATATGTATCTTCAAGTAATTCTTCCTCGTATAATTCAATTTCATTATCCGAATGAGAACATTCATCTTCTAAAGATAATATATTATAAAATTCACCATAATCAGATGTAGTTATATTTATAATATTATTGTTATTAAATTTAATAATATATATATTACCATATATATGAATACTATTTGAATTTTCTTCCAATAAATCTGATAAACCATTTATAGGTAATTTATGAATATTTTTTTGAATACATTCTTCTTGTTCTATATTTCCATGGGCTTCATATTTATCTCCATCTGATAACCACCAATAAAGTAAATGTATGTTTATATCCCGACTTAGTAATGTATTAAAATGTTTAATATCATTTTGAATAGAAATTTCTTTAACTATCCCTAATGTAGTTATTTTAAGAATATTTACTTTCATTATATTTTATATTAAGTATTATATGTATTTATTTAAATAATTATAAATATTTAATTACATTAATATTAGAACCATTTAAATCTTCCATTGTAGAGAATTTAAACCATCTATAATCTGTTTCAATATCTAATTGATCATAGGGGAATGATATAAACATTAATTTTTTAGAATAATTCATAGGTGTTTTCCCCAAATAATCTTCCATATTTAATTTGCGACCATGTATATTATATGTTCCATCTGATAAACAACAATAATGCTTATGTTTCACATTAAATAATTCAATTGATTCACCCAATGGATTAAAGTCTATATCAACATGTTTGTGAAGAGCTTCAATTTTACCCATCATTAAGTCTGATATTCTTTTAATATATTGCTTAATTACAGGATTATTTGGTTTAGAACCAATTATATAATTATTAGGCATACGATCATCACAAGCAAAAGCATTTGTTGATCCAAATGTCACCATATCTCTATTTATTAAATCGAGATATAAATCATTATAGTTTCTTTTTAAAGTAACAGTTCCAGGGTATAACCATAATCCACCATATTTATATAATAACATACCACCTAATAAATCCATAATGTCTTTATCTCTGTATCTATTTTCATTATTTAAATTTAAAGGGAAATCGGGTAAATAACTATGAATATTATCTTTATCTAACACTTGTATATTAAATAAATTACTATCCAAATTGTCAACTAAGGATTTAATAGTTAATTTAATGTATGTTGGAGCATAATCATAATTATTATATGGATATCTTAAATTATTTCTATATTTATTTGATTCTTGGGGAACATAAGTCCATACTTTTATTCTATTATCACTAAATTCAGGAGTATTACTATTTAGAACTTGTGGTTTCATTAGTAAATATAAAACGAAAATGAATATTAATAAAAATAATAGTTCTTTCATATAATTATTATAATATATTAATCCAAATTAAAATAAATTAAATTATCTTTTTTTTCTTCTAAATATATATCAAATATATCTCTATTTAATATATCAGCAGGAATACCATTAATTGCTTTATTTGTTATATCAATATATAATTGAAACGTATTATCACTTCCATCATATATTTCTTGATTATCTTTATCTATTAAAATATTTTGTATAAGTTCCATAAATTTTACATATGTATCACATTTTTCAATATTAATTTCTTGAAATTCATCATAAATAGTTGTTGATAAACGACACATATCAAAACTATAATTTGGATTAAATGGTTTATTATCTTCTTTAATATTAGAATTTGGATAATTATATTGCGAATCTGCCTCACCATATTTAGAAAAAGCATCATTTAAATATAGTCTACCTTTAAATGTAAAGATACATCTACCATAATCAATTATTTTAAATATTTTACCATACGTGGGGACTTTAAAATATTTATTTTCATGTTGGTAATATAAATATTCTTCATTGGTTTCTTTAAACATAATATTATTAACATGTAAATCATTATGTAAGAATAAATAATGTTTTTGTAGATAAGCTAACCCAAAAGTTATTTGAAAAAAGCAAGATATCATGATATCAATAGTAAAATCTTTATTTTGTATGATATCTTCTAAAGTACCATCTAATTTTTCTATAAATAAAGACATAACGGGGATATTTTTAAATTTAATGATATAATCATCTTCTTCTTCAGATTCTGATTCTACCAATTCTTCAGATTCTGATTCTACCAATTCTTCAGATTCTGATTCTACCAATTCTTCAGATTCTGATTCTACCAATACTTCTGATTCTTTATAATCATCTTCAGTCATATCACATTTAATAGAATCATTTGTATAAACATTAATTTCATATATTTTATTTAAACCTTTATTAAATGCTTCATAAGTTTCTAAATCATCTATATCATCACTTATATCTATACAATGATTACCTATACCAATAACTGAACCATAATATTCAGGGAATGTTGGTATTTTATTTTTTTCGTTTATTAAACCTACAATATATGAAAAAAAACAATCAATATAACAACTATTATCTAAATTATTTATTTTATTATTAGTGATATAATTATAATTAGAAGGTAATAATATATTTCTTTTACATAATAAATTATAATGATTTAATATAATATGTGTCGTATCCAAAATTGATATTTGTTTTATAAATACATTTTTAATGTCTTCAGTTTTATTATATATATCATAAATATTTGCTTTCACATTCATATTTGAATTATATTCAAATAATTCTTCAATGTCTATAATTTTCTTTACTATATATTTCCTCTTTAAATCTATATTCTTATGGGAATTTACATTATTATTGATATTAAAAAATAAAGAAAATATGGGATAAAAAAATTGACAATTTGTTATATTTAAGTGTTCTTTACAACTATTAAATAATTCATAAGATTTATTTTTCCAATTATAATATTGAATATACATTTATTATATCTAATAGTAAATTATAAATTATTAAACTAATATGGATCATGTTAATATTATATTTTAATAATATATATATATAATAAATATGACTGAAATAAGTTTAAAAAAGTTTGATATCAATGAAATAAAACACGATAAGGTTGTTGTATTTATAGGTAAACGAGATACGGGAAAATCATTTTTAGTTAGAGATTTATTATTCCACCACAATTCTATTCCGGTAGGTCAAGTTATCTCTGGCACTGAAGCCGCAAATGAATTTTATAGTAGTATTGTACCCAAAGTATTTATACATGGTGAATATAAAGCTGAAATTATATCTAATATTTTAAAAAGACAAAAATTAGCCATAGAAAAAATGAAAACTAATAAAAATATTGATCCTAGAGCATTTTTAATTTTAGATGATTGCTTATACGATAATACGTGGATAAAAAATCCTGATGTCAGATCAGTATTTATGAATGGTAGACACTATAAATTATTATTTATTTTAACGATGCAATATGCTTTAGGTATTCCACCCAATTTACGAACAAATATAGATTATGTATTTATATTGAGAGAAAATTATGTATCAAATAGAAAAAGGTTATTTGAACATTATGCTGGAATGTTTCCAAGTTTTGAAATGTTTTGTCAAGTCATGGATCAATGTACCGAAAATTACGAATGCTTGGTTATAAATAATAATGCTAAAAGTAATAAACTTGTTGATCAAGTATTTTGGTATAAAGCTGAACCCCATGCTAATTTTAGAATAGGGGCTCCACAATTTTGGAAATATTCAGAGGAAAATTATTCTAATAATACAACAAACGACGAGTATGTGAAAAAAAATAAAGAAAAATTTAGTGTTATTAAATATTAATAATTATAATTTACCAGTTAATTCTTTAATTTTATCTAAAATAGTATCATATGTAATAGCATTAAATGTAACCGGTTGCTGTTCAACGCCGTCTTTTACTTGTGTTAAAAAGAATGTGGGGAAACCATCGACTTCAAATTTCTTACCTTTACCTATCAAATGCGCATCTTTTTTTTCTTCAAAATCTTCCATATGCATTTTAAATCCATTTATATCTTTACCGTGATGATCCCCTTTAACTTTATTCCATTCGGGTAATGCTTTTTTACAGTATCCACACCATTCAGCATGGACTAGACTTACTTTAACACTATCCCCCGATGGTTTATCAGATGGTTTTTTAGAATCTACACCTTTAAAACCTAAACCACTTGTAACATCTTGACCAAGATGATGTAGTTCTTCTCCTACATGGGCAAAGAATCCGTTACTTTGGTCTTGATTTATTAATGTTTCTTGATCATCATGGACATCGTGTTGTAATAAATTTAAAGTATCCATTTGAAGTTGTTGTTCTCGCATAGAGTTCATTATATTTTGAGGTGGTGTATCTCCAATACTACCATACGAGGAATTAAACACACTCATACCTGGGGCAGAAAGTGGTTTGTCCATATCTTGAATATTTATACCCATATTATCCGTTTGATCCATAATACCAACTACACCAAAAGGTTTATTTTCTGAAGATATATTATTTTTATTATCATAATCTACGGGGGCAATTCCAACATCATTCGGATTATCATATTCGCATGGGGGTTCATCTCCACCCGAACAAGGTAAAGCATCTCCTTTTTCCTGAGTTAATATTTTATCAACCTCTAAAGGTTTAAATTTATATAAACCTTCACCGTGTCCTTCCTCCTTATACTTAACGGGGGCATACGATTCATTATTTAGTTCTTCTGAAGCAGAATAATATTCAAAGTTTCCAGATAAAGCTACATATAATAGTACAATAACTGCTATTATTAGTAAAACATCTATATGATCCATATTATTTAAATATTTTTGTAAATCCATTATATATATATATATATAATACATATTAATTTTACTAAATATAATTTGATATTTAAATATAATTTTATAAAATTAAATAAATTAAATATGTTTTTTAATAATACTCAAAAATATATAAATCTTGAAAAAGATAATTTAATTCTTGAAAAAGATAATGAAGATTTATTAATCACAAACAATCAATTAAAATACGAAAAAAATGAATTAGAAAAAAAATATGATCGTTTACATACTTTTAAAGAAACTGGTTTCAAACAACATATATTTCTCGGAAAAAAATTATATAAGAGACAAGATAAAGTTAAAATATATGCTTCTTCTTGTAGAACTTTATTCCCAAATTTATCACCTTGGGATTATAATAGACCTATTGATGAAAATCACAAACTTAAATTAAAAGAAATTATTCTTAAAAAAAGATTATTGGAAGGATATTTTGATATTATTAAATGTGATGATAATTTAGCCATTGTAAATGGTCAACATAGATATTCTGCTATATTAGACATTATGAAAGAAGATCATCTATTTGATATGGAAATTTTCTGCAATGTCCATGAAGTTAAAGGTTTTGATTCTGAAGAGGCTACAAAAATATTTTTATCAACTAATAATATTAAAAATGTGAAATTAAGTGATAACCCTCAAAAAAAACTTATGAATGTGTGTGAAAGATTAATGAAACAATTCCCAGATGGTATTAAATCGAATAAATCAGAAACTGCTACTTTACATAGAATAGATAAAAAGGAACTTTATAATACAATGCAAATGAATGAAAAATTATCAAATGATGATATGTCAGAAGATGATTTATATGATAAAATGATCGTGATAAATAATAAATTATCATTAAAACCTTATAAAGACTTGTTTAAAAGTAAATCAAGTCGTAATATTAAAATGTGGGAGGGAGCTCATAAATCTGGATTCTTTATAGGTTTAAAAAAAGGAGCAATGTTTGGAATGTTTTTATTAAATGAATGTTAAATGAAATATAAAGGTTTATCCATATTAATTTTATTTTTACAAAAGGGACAACTTGTTTTACCATAAGATATTCTCATTTTTTGAATACAATCATGACACGAAGTATGACCACAAGGATCAAAATAATTTGTCACATTATTAGTTAAACATAAAGAACACGTTGAACCCGTATTAAAATTATTTAATACTTTAATTAAACTTAAATAACGAATCATTTCTTTACGAACACTTGTATATTGATCTCTCGTTTCTTTCAATTTATTATTATTTTTAATAGTTTCAGATAAAGTTTCTATTTTTTTTTTTATATCATCATTTAAACCATCATGTTCTGTTTCATTATCATATTCATCTGTCAAACCATTAATATATTTGATATTTGAATTTAATAATTCTAAATCTTTTTTAGTTTTTTCAGATTCTTTTATCAATTTATCATTGATATCTATAAATTCACTTTTAACTTTATTAAATGATTGAATTAAATTCTTTATTGTTTCTACTTCGGGTAATTCTTCAACCTCAAATTGAAATTCTTTATTTAATTCTTCAACTATTTCATCTTTTATTTTCACAATAGAATTTTCAATATTGCTATTATGATTTAATATATTACTTGTTTCGCTATATAAATTGGATTGACAAGATATACCATAACCTGTATCTGGATTTAATTCACAATAACCCAAATGATTCATCTATAATTCTACTATATCCATTATTTTAAATAATATTTTTTTATCTTTAATATTTGTTTTAATACTATTTAATTCTAATTTTATATTTTCAGGACATTTTTTTTCTTCTATATAATATATATTGTGCAAACATATAATATATTTATATATATCATCTGTTTTGTCTTCTATAATACTTTTTTGAATATTAATTATGATATCTAGAATCATTTGATCATATTTATCTTTTATTAATTTATTTTTTTCTAACTTATAAATAGTTTCACAATAACCTATAAAATTATCTAATCGTTTGTTTTTTTCACATAATAATAAATATTGTTTTTTATATATATCATCTATAATATCTTCTGTTATATTTTCATTAAACATTATATCATATGATTTAATAATAGTATATATTTGAGTATCAATATTATATTTACTATTTAATTTTTCTAATATATCAATATAATATTGCGAATATGTTTTTTGAAGAATACATTTTTCAATTATGATACTAATCGTCAAGTTTAATAAAACATTATCTTTTTCTATTTGTTCTAGAATACTACTATATATATCATCAATATTTATGTGTGTTAATTTATTTAAAAATCCATTTATATTTTTTGTTTTTAATTCATCTATATTATGAACTATATTTAATTTATAATAATCTTTATTTAATTTAATAGTATCTAGAAAAAGTAGAATTTTTAATAAATCATTATTTTTCTGAATATATATATCATATTTTTTTTTAAATGTATCTGAATTCATGATATCATTTAAAATTTTAGGGTCTATACACGACATTATATATATATATATATATAATTCCTTTAAATTATGTTTATCCTGAACAAGATTCGCATATATCTGTCGAAACAGTAAATTGAATAGGTTTACAGGAAGGTCTAGTCCTTAAATAATACAAACCTGTTTTAACTCCTTTTTTCCAAGAATACATATGCATAGCTGTTAATTTTTGAAAGGTTGGACTTTCTTGAAATAAATTTAAACTTTGTGATTGACAAATAAATGCTCCTCTATCACAAGACATATCTATTAAGTCTTTTTGTTTAATTTCCCAAGAAGTCTTATATCTTTCTTTCATAAAATTAGGGATATCAAGATGTCCAATAGAACCTTCATTGGAAATAATACTATCTTTTAAATCAATAGACCATATATTTAATAATTTTAAATCATTTACCATGTAATTATTAATGACAATATAATCTCCCGCTAGAACTCTCCTACTATAAATATTAGTTAGAATGGGTTCGAAACATTCATAATTATTTAAAATTTGGGATGTTGATGCAGTGGGCATTGGGGCACATAATAAACTATTTCTAATACCATACTTTTTAATGTTTTCTTTTAATGTATCCCAATCGTGTAAATCATTTGATACCGAAATACCCCACATATCAAATTGATATTCTCCATTATATATAGGAGAACCCACATAACTCGAATAACATCCTAAATATTCTTCCATAGATTCTTCATCAACATTCAATGATAATGATGATCGTATTTCTTGAATTCTAATGTCTCTATGATTTGGATCTATGCTAAAATCACTATTTAACTTTTTTAATTCTTGAAATAATATATTTCGATCACGAGCAAGTTCCATAGATTGCTCTAATGCTCCATAATATATTGTCTCAAAAATACGTTTATTTATTTCTTTTGCTTTATCAGATGTAAAAGGTAGTTTAAGTTCAAAGAATATATTAGCTAACCCTTGAACTCCAATACCAATAGGTCTATGTCTCATATTAGATAATTTAGTCTTTGCCGTCGGATAACGGTTATAATCAATCGTATTATTTAAATTTATAGTTAATATTTTTGAAATTTCTTTTAATTTATCATAATCTATTTCAGGACAAGTATAAGCTTCGAATTCCATATATCCACCAATAAAATCATTATTTATTGTAAATATTTTAGGGAATGTAACACCATATGGTTTTTCATTGGATAGTAATAGTTCTTCACTACCTTTTTTAACATAATTTAATTTTAATCGTTTGCATAAATTTTCAGCCATTGTACAATAAACACAATTAGGTTTTGAATAAATTATAAATGTTTCTTCAATATTTTTATAAGTTAAACAACTTTTTAAAGATATGGAAGCCAAATTACAAACTGCTGTTTCTTCAGGACTGGAATATTCTACGATTTCAGTACATAAATTAGAAGATTTAATTGTTCCTAAATTTTTTTGATTGGATTTTTGATTACAACTATCTTTATACAACATATATGGATTGCCTGTTTCAATTTGACATGTTAATATACTATACCATAAATCTCTTGCTTTAATCTTTTTAACATAATTTTGATCTTTTTCATATTGATTATATAGAATATTAAATTCTTCACCATATACGTCGGCTAAACCAGGTGAATCATTTGGAGAAAATAAACACCACTCTTCATCATTACTAACCTTATTCATAAATAAATCAGGAATCCATAGAGCATAAAATAAATCTCGTGCTTTTTCTAATTCATTACCATGATTCTTTTTTAGTTCCAAAAATTCAAAAATATCAGCATGCCAAGGTTCTAAATATATAGCAAATGAACCATTTCGTTTTCCACCACCCTGATCAATATATCTTGCTGTATCATTAAATACTCGTAACATTGGAACTATACCATTAGAAGTCCCATTTGTTCCTTTTATTTTAGATCCATCGGGTCTCACATTATGAATATGAAGACCTATTCCACCCGAATTTTGTGAAATAATCGCACAATCTTTTAATGTATCGTATATCCCAACAACTGAATCATCTTGCATTGATAATAAAAAACAACTCGAAAACTGCTCTTTATTTGTCCCCGCGTTAAATAATGTTGGAGTAGCATGCGTGAAATCATGATTAGACATCATATTATAACATTTCATTGCTAATAAAATATCCGTTCTATGGATACTCAATGAAACTCTCATTAACATATCCTGTGGATTTTCAATTATGATGTCATTAACTTTTAATAAATAGGCTCTTTCTAATGTTTTAAATCCAAAAAAATCATATTTATAATCATTATCATAGTTTATATTTTCATTAATTATATCAATATTTTTTAATACATTATCATAATAATCTTTATTTATTATTTCATTGTGTTTTAAAATATTAGTATTTTCTAAAAAATTCATATTAGTATTTTTATGATGATTAGAAATAACAATTCTACCAGCTAATAATCCATAGTCAGGATCTATACTAGATAAAGATATTGAGATTTCAGAAGATAATATATCAAGTTCTTTTGTAGTGATTCCATCATAAATACCCGAACAAACCTTTTGTGACACGATTGATATATCTGTATTTATTAATTCTGGTTTTATATTACAAAGAGCACTCAACCTTTTTTGTATTTTATCGAAGGATATTTCTTCTAAAACACCACTTCTCTTTTTAACCTTCATAATATTATTATTATATTATTATATATATTAATATTTTTAAGTTATTTATTTATTTTTAACTCTTTGTATCATTTATATATTTTTCTAATAATAAATCTATATCTTTATTTTTTTCTTTTTTATCTTTTTTCAATTTATCTTTATGAATTAAATCAATACCTTTGATTACATCAATATCATTATTGGTCTGTTTCAGTATATTTAAATCTTTTTGTATAAATTTTAGTTCATTTTCTTCTTTTTTTTTTATAACCTCTTTTTTATCAGGATATTTAATT